GGTTTCTTGGGCACGCAATTCCGGAGACATGGCACTATTCATTCCATAATAGATGGCATTCTTGGAACGTTGTATGTTGGTAATTTTTTTACCTAGCTCACATATCATTATTTCTTGTGAATTCACATCACCAAACAACCACGAACTAGCATAATCACCTGCATTATTGTTTGTCATAATATCCGCATAATCATCCAATGTTTTACCGTATTGCATCGCTTTGCGAATACGACAAAAATAGGGAGAATTTCCGTGATTAAAATCGGGTTGATAATTGATATCACTAATGGTAGTTTCACATCCTACTATTCCTGCCCTGGTAATGAACCAATCAGTTCCACTCGCTACACATCCTGCAGCAGTTTGCATACAAAAAGGAATACCTTTTTCCGGAGTCATATACATGACAATATTAAAAAACTTTCCCGAAACTAGACCTGTATGTGTGGTATGTCCCATGACAATTTCACCATTTTGTGTGGCTTTACCGGTGGCAATAAATGCACTACAACGGCCGGTTTTCGTACGTTTGGACGGATGATTGTGTAAATATTCATACATACTACACAATGCATTCCATGCAATGATGGTATCCACCGAAATATCTACTCCCGCCTGACGTGCGCCTTCCGATATTCCCACAATTTCTTGGTACAATTCTAGATAACGATGTTTTACAATGGGAGTTATTTTGTTTTTACAAATCATCCTATATTTATTATACGAAAACTCCAATTCATTGTTCACGATAAATGAAAATTTATCTTGAATCTTTGCTAATTCATCGTGCAACAAAAACCCGTGCATAAACCCTCGTTCTCTGGGATTACCAGAAATATGAATGATGCGCCATCCTTCCTGCAATGGTTGCATAGATGATTTTTCGGCATATTTTTTTTGGGTTTTTGTATGAGATTTTTTTTTGATATTCTTGATGGATAGAGATGGCATCAATTTTGTATATTCTTTAATGATATACAAAAAGTGTACCAAGAAGGATGAAAAAAAGGATAAAAGGTAAAAGAACCAAAAACCATGATACACCTGGAGCTCCTGCCCGACAAATCAAATTCAGTATCCAAGTCCAGAACAACACATACAAAATCTTAATTAAAAACAGAACAGCCACACTTGGTACATTGCAATTAAACGACCCTAAACAATAAATTTGATGGTCCGGGTTACCGAATTTGTTTTGAAACACATAGTAATTTTGAAAAAACATAATCGTAATCGCCATGGTGGAAATGACTAAATAAAAGTACGCAGGTGGACACATGTCTGTTAATCCAACAAATTTCATATTTTCTGAATTATATATGTTATGGTGTGAATTTTTACGTTGATAATTTTTTAGTATTAAATTAATAATCTATTGACAAATTCATTAGATTATTGAATGCTTTCTCCCCCTGACAAAAACATAATAAAAAAAATCAAAATATAACCCAATATTCTTACATATTTTTATTTACATAACAAAATTGCAAATTGTTTTCCAAATACGTTGATAATATTTTCATTTATTTTAATTAATTCCATACTCATATTAAATGTGGGTGTTCTCGGTAATGATATTGCTTTATCATGACGATGTTCTTTGGTTTTTAATTTATATTGTAGTTGATAATATCGTTTGTCTTTAAAACATAGACTGATATTGTCTGGTTTCATGCCTTCAGAAAATAATTGTTTATATTCGTCAATAGTATGTTCTAAGTCTTTGTGTTGATTTTCAGGTAGCAGTAATAGTTGAATTTGTTCGTGTAAATTGTAACGTTCTGGTAATGTTAATGAAAATGTTTCATTATCTTTCATGATAAAGATATAGGGTTGTTTACATTTCAATGAAACATATATTTTTTCAGGTATTTCTACAATATCATCAGTGGTACTATATGGATAATTATCCAATACAATTGTATGTTCTATTCCATGTTTTTCTACGATTTTTGAATTGAATAGATGCAATTCTTTGTTAATATTATGATTTGGTGGTAATTTTTGTGTCAAAGAAATTCTATCTTCACCTTTGCTCTTATTGAACACCAAATATATTCCGTCATAAAATATTTGTGTTCGTACATACATTGGTAATTCTTGTTCTTTTTCTTTTTGTATTTCATTCAGTACATTTTCATCCAATATGAAAATAGAATATTTGTTTTCGTATTTTTTAATTACTTCACGATTCAAACGCTGTAATTCATTTTCTTGTATGTTTTTATCTAATTCATAATAATCATTTTCAAGTGTTATTTTCTTGGATAACCGTTGTTCACCAACATTTTTTTGCCATACTAACAAATGGTGTCCACGTTCTACATAATACGATACATATTGTGGCAAATCACGTTCTACTTTTTCAGGTAATGTATAATGAGAATTCAAATATTCTAACGCATCCTTAGCTTGTTGTAATTTTTCTTGTATTGTTATAGATTTTTTGGTAGTACTACTCCATATTGATTGACTGGAAATTAACAATGGATGTCCTTCAATTCTAAAAAACTCACGGGTAAATTCATTATTTTTTCCGTATTTATTTATATTATATGTAATATATTTTGGCAATTCTTCTTGCGTAATAGCATTTGGTAATTCTTTTGCATCACTTCTTCGTTCTTTTTTTGTGTTTGGTACAATTCCTTTGGCATTGTCATGCTGTTCTTTGCATGTAGCAATTCGTAAATTTACTAATATATTATTTAATGGGTCTCTATCTATATGGTCTACAGATAATTCTACAGTTCCACTTCCATGACCATACCAATTCATTATGACTTGATGAATATAAATTGCGGTATTATTGAAATTTGCACGTATATATTTTACATGTTCATTATGTTTATCTTTTTTTGTCCACGAAAACTTGGCTCCATTTTTATGTTTTTTTTCAAAATCAAGTATTTTCTGATAAGATTCACTGCATAATTTACATAAAATGTTTGGTTCAATAAATAAGAGTAACAATTCCTTTTCGTTATGATTCACTACCCATATTGGGTTTTTTTCTACAATGGAATCTTTGGTTTTTACATAATGCCCTTTAATATATTCAACTACTTGATACTGTGCAGAAATAATACTATGATAATGATGAGGCTCCATAATAATGATATATTATATATTACATATAATATAATATTTTCAATTTTTCAAAAAAACATATAAATAATTATTTTGCTAAATGAACTTTTCCACACATTACGCTTTTTAATTGGAATATGCGACTCCCGCCATTCCTGACATAACGCGCAAGACGTTATAATTTACTGCGTAAACACGAACCTTGGCAGTGGCGGTACCAGCAACGGTGCCGGATGAGAGCACCAATTGGAGTACAGCGTTATCAATACGAGAGAAATTGCAACTGCCTGATGGTTGATGTTCTTCGGGGCGGAGGGCAAAGGAGTACACATTGATACCGGTATCGGGGGCGCGGGTGTGGTGTTGGAAGGGTTGTACCACATCAAAGTAGGAGCCTTCACGTTCCGAGAAACGATCTTGGCCATTGAGTTGAAGTTTGGCAGTAACCACTGGGTTTTCACCCCAACAATGCATGTCAAGGGCGGTTTCGGCAAGAACAAAGGTGCCGGCGTCGGAGACGTAAGAACCTTGGTCGGCCATACCACTTGTGGCAGCATTGAAGGGAATATCAGTAGCAGCAGAGGTAGACCAATTGGGAGCACCGGTAGTAGGAAGTGTGGTAGCAGTGGCGGTACCATCCATGGCACCGGCCATTTCAAAGACACCTGAGGAAACAATGAAGTTACCAGAGGCAGTTTCAGCGGGACCACCAAAGGCATGGATGGCATTAGGAAGAGCATCAATGGCGTCGGTGTAGTTAAAGGGTTGGGCACCCAAAGTCTTGAAAAGAACTTGGGTGTTATCCAAAGAGGCGCAGTAATCCACGTTGGCATCGGGTTGGACAACCCAGATGAGTTCTTTGCAAGGGTGGTTGAAATTCAACTTGATCTTGTTGGAAGATGAACCCACCGATTCATCACCCGTGAATTGGACCTGTTCAATGAGGTATTCGTGGGGATTTTGTGCCATCTTACGACGTTCGTCTGTGTCCAAGAACACATAGTCAACGTAAAGGGAGGCAGCCACCAAGGATTGTTGGTAAGGAACGGTGGCAGACACGGTGCCGGAACCGTATTTGTTGGTGAGGGTCTTGACGGCCCACAAGCATTCACCAATGGGGCGGATATCAAGGTTGATTTTCACTTCGTGGTATTGAAGAGCAATCAAAGGAAGAGACAAACCAGGGTTGCGAGTGAACCAGAACATCAAAGGAATGTAAAGAGTGGTTTCAGGGAGGGCATTTCGGGGTGAGCACACCTGGGAAGGACCACCGGCAGCAGAGCAAGGACCAGAGATTTGGGCAAAGGTAGGGTCGGTGATGTAGGTAAGTTGAGTGGTGTTACCAATCATCTTGAAGTAACCACGTTGCTGTTCCGAGGTCAACGTAAGTTGATTCCA